CTTGACAGCCATACATGTATGGTCACACAGCTGGGTGTCAACCCGACGTGTGTGGAGCCGCACAGGCCTGCTTGACTTTCATGGGGGAGGGTGCTAGAGGACCCCCCGGGGTGGGGGTGTGACATGTTGTCGCATGTTAGTATGGGGTGGGCACCTCAGCTCCGCCCTACCAGAAAATACCAAATCGGCTTCCAAACGCAGAAAAGCCCCCTGAAGCACTAAGCTCCAGAGGGCAAGTTCGATCAGCTCCTGTGAGCTGCTATTCTATGTAGTCGTCGTAAACCAAGACTTCTAGCTCGTTTTCAGAGTTCAAGGAAACCACAACTCCTTGACCTTCATGAGCCACGCCTCAGAGTCCCCAGCGCTTCCGCCCCAGTTGCGGTACTCAGTGAGAGCATACAAGAGGAGCTTTTTACGGTCTGGGTCTTCACAGGCAGCAAGCTCCTTCTCGAGCTCGTAAGCTGCCATGTCGTACACTGGAGGCTTCGTCATCGTACGACTGTGACTCTCTCTGCCCGATACAGCTTACGCCTGAATGACCCTTGCCGAAGGTCAGGGTTCACAGTCACGTAACCTTCCGCGTCTTCTCCTTCGGCTGCTCGAGTGTACTCAAGTCCGCCAAACGTGAAACTTTCTCCTCGCTTTACACTTAGAACAAACACAGTTTGCTCCTTCGGCTGAGTCTCCAGCCACTCAGCCAGTGCAGCTACGAGCTCTGTCACCTTCTCAGCGTCCATGATTGCTAGGTGGTTAGCCCTTATGGATACATGCCCAGGGGTACAAGACTCCACAACGGAGACGCCAAAACCTTCTTTTTCATACGCAAACATCATTTTCTCCTTACTAAGTACAGACCACAGTCTGGAATCGTACATTCTCGAACTCTAGCCCATGTCCCAGGGTCCTGCCCTTCACCTTGGCACTGAAAGCACTTGGCGTCAATAGCCGCTCGCAAGCTTTTGGGGTTTTTCTGTGCTCGCTCGAGTGGGGACCGCGTAGGACCTTTAGGCTTCCTGTAGTGGACCTCTCCCGCGACTACGTAAGTCTCCACGCCCTGCATCTCATCTACAACACAGTGGACATATACGTGGTCAGGATCGTGGCGTGCTGGCTCTACCTCGTAAGCTGTGGGTCGTTCAGGGTCCCTATCCTCTACTGTAATCATCTAGCCTCCTGTGTTGTGTTTACTACGGTGTACATCCAGTACCTCACCTTCATTCCCCTTGTTGCTTCTTGTAGAGGCTGATGAGTTGCTCAGCGCTGAGCGCCTTCAGTTCCCTCTCCAGTGAACGACGTAAGTAGGGAAGTCCTATGCGGCCCTTATGCGTGGTTGTCAAGGTAACGGAGCTCCATTCAGAGTGGTGCTGCAGTCTAACCCAACGAAGACCTCTCAGAAACCTGACAGCTAACTCGGTGGTTCTATTGAACTTGGACAGCGTGATCGTGACCCTGTCTCGGTTTAGACCTCCAAGAATATTGAGCTTCACTTCTACAGACGCCGCAAACTCAGACATCTTCATTCCTTCCTAGGACTAGGAGTAAGCAAGCTTACGCGTCCAGTTTATGAGATTCAGAGTCTGGCTCTCAAACACCGAATGACTGAATCTCTTTTCTAAGGCTGATTGTACACCAAGTTCAAACCGACGCAAATAAAAGCAGCAACTATTTTGAGGTAGCGTGTGCTTTGTGTCACTTGTGGCATCTAGTTGAGGGAAAGGGGACAGGAGTGTCGATTCGAACGAATCTCCTCAAGAAAGCACAAAGACTGTATGAGTTACGACACTGACGAGCCGCTGGTTCTGCGGGAAAAACCGGAACCCCTTCTTTCCCCCTCTGGATACACAATCAGCGCGCTGGTGGTACCCAGAGTAGAAACCGTACTGGACGACGCGCTCTCCGTACTCCACCTACAACTGAAGCGCACGGCGGCCGGTATGGCAAAGACTGAGGAAGCCCTCTCAGGCGAGGACACCCGCAACCTCTGCTCCATCATCGACGCCGTTTCAAAGGTCTCGAGGGAAAAGAGACAGCGCGAGGAAACCGAGGATGGTGAGATCGACATCATGACGGACGAAGAACTCGAGGCCGAACTGGCTGAGCTGGAGGCGGAGTAGTGGAAGTCGCCGAAAACCCATGGACCGAAGACACTGGCCACCTAGCAATCCGCAAAGCTGTCTTCAAAGACACGCGGTACATCACTTCTAGCTGGCTCAACAGCTACTATAGCAGCCCTGTGAACAAGGGAACCCGCAAATCAGAGTTCTTTCACGTAGAACACAAGATGCTGGAGGTCATTCTGCCGCGCGCAACCACGCTCGTGCTCTGCAATGCCTCCAATGTGGGCCAAATCCTTGGTTACGTCTGTTACGAGAAGCTCGCGGGGGGCATTCTGCTGCTCCACTACATCAACATGAAGCAGCCCTACCGCAAACTAGGCCTCGCCAGGTACCTCATGGAGGAGGTTCTAGAAGTAGAAAAGCCCTCTCAGGTACTATACTCGTACTGGACGCCCCAAGGAGGGCACATCATACGCCGACACCCCGAAGAGCTCGGAAAATGGCGCAGGAACAGCTATTTGAAGTACACCCTGGCTCCTCAAGACTGGATGAAATGAAGACCTACGCCGAAATCCTCGAGTTGAACACCTCGATCCCGCCTAAACTGATGGAAATCCGAGACCAGGAGGTCGAAATCCTCTGCGGTGCGGTCCACGTGCCAGGCCTTTCCCTTGTGATCCCCCTTCAGAATGTCAAATACCTCAAAACGGGGGAAAAGCCAGTCCCCAAGCCTCCCCCAAAAGCAACTCCGCGACCGGAAAAGGAAGCTAAACGAGCAGCGGCTAAAAAGAGCCCGGCAAAGAAGCCAGCTAAGTCCAAGTCTGCTGTTCGAACCTCAAAGAAAGTTCGCGGAGAGTAAAGCTCAGAATCTCGTGGCCTGCTGCTCTCGTCGAGCGGGCAAGAGCTACGGAATCGCCTACAAGCTCCTTGAGAAGGGTATCCAGTACCCTCAGTCGATCTGCGCCTACGTCACGCTGACCCGAGACGCCGGTAAAGACATCATCTGGGGGCCTTTGAGGGAAATCGCGAAGGCAGCGAACATTACGCTGCGGTTCAAGAAGAACTCAGGCGACATTGAGCTCCCAAACGGCTCGAAAATCATCCTCCGTGGCTGCGAAGACAAGCGCCAGGCGGAAAAGCTGCGTGGCCCGAAGTATCCCATCGTCGTTATCGATGAAGCGCAGGGAATCCCTCAGTACCTGAAGTACATGATCGATGAGGTCATCACTCCAGCAACGATGGACTACGTAGACAGCCAAATCTGTCTCACGGGTACTCCAAATGCGGCCGGAGTTGGCGTATTCTTCGACGCTGTGCACGCCAAGGACGATATGCAGGGTTGGGAGGTCCACGAGTGGACCATGCAGGACAACACCCACCTGCAGAAGGTTCAGGCCGCGAAGAACCTTACCATCCTGGAGTACATCATTGGACAGGCCGCAAAGCGCGGCGTTCCTCTGACTCACCCAAGCATCCAGCGCGAGTTCTTTGGGAAATGGGTCAAGGATACTGAGTCCAACGTCTACAAGTACCTCCCTAGCCGGAACGATGTCTATCAGCAAGCCTACTTCAAGGCAAAGTCTGCGGCCAGTGACTGGGAGTTCGTCATGGGGCTCGACTTGGGCTGGAATGACCCTTCCGCCTTCACCGTGTCCTGCTACAGTGAGACGCTCGGCAAGTTCTTCACGATCGACAGCTTCCAGGACTCTGAGATGTCCACGGACGCTATCGCCCGCCAAATCAGCAAGTTCTTCGGGGTTTATGGGGAAATGCCGATCATTGCGGACTCAGGAGGCTATGGTAAGTCCATTGTTGAGGAGCTCAATGCCACCTACGCACTTCCCATTTTCCCTGCCGAGAAGAACAAGAAGGTCGCCTACATCGAGTTCGTCAACACGGACCTCCGCTCTGGTGCCATCCAGATTCTGGTAGGACCTAACGGCGAGCTCACCGAGCAACTTTCCTTACTCCAGTGGGCGGATCGCTGGGCTGAGAAAGGTGTCGCCAAAGAAGACAAGTCCTCCCCAAACCATTTGTGTGACGCACTGCTGTATTCCGCTCGCTGGGCCCTCTACCAGAACGGGCCTCGAGAAGAGACTCAACCAGACGCCTACACGGAGGCTTGGTGGGCGAAACGCGCCAAGGACTTGGAGGAGATGGAGCTTGAGCAGATGCGCAAGGAAGAGGACGGCAGCGCAGGCGAGGAAGAGCTCCTAGACTGGCTCAACTCCATGTAGTTTGCAGTGGTCATGTATATGTGGTAACGTATGGTCATGAGTAAGAAGTTCTATCAGACCGAAGAGTTCCTCAAGCTACAGTCCAAGTGGTACCAGAAGCTGGAAAAGGAAGGGCACGAGGACATCGAAGCCATCGATCCCAACACAGGCGACCCCTACCCAGTGATGACCACCACACGAGGCTGCTACAACTCCTCCTCCGACGTCCTGCGGAAGTACTCCGCCTCCAAGGAGCGGTACTTCGAGCTGGCTAGAGCCCACTATTGGGTCATGGAAGGCACCAATGAGGAGCTGGAAGCTTTCCGCCTCTACGCTCACCTAGGCATGCGAGTAGCAGCGATCCAGCGAGCTATGGGGCTGTCCTATGCCAAGCTCAAGAAGCTGATCAAGGCTCAGGAGGACGTATTCTTGCCGCAGACATAAAAAGGGCCTCAACCGCTCCTGTCCCAGAACGGCGAGGCCACAACGTCCCCTAGCAGCGCATAGCTAAGACCAGAGGACAAACTATGTGTACGCTATTCGTCTTCGTCTGTCAAGTAGAGACTCTCAAGAAGCTCAAAGACTTCAGGTTCCTCTAGAAACTCGAGGTCAGCCTCTTCTGGGAAGTCAAGCCAACAGGAATCAGGAAGCTGCGTGTGTAGTTCGTACATAATGTCTCCTTTAGGCACACTAAACGATGCCTCTAGAAGAATATAAAGCGTTTTTGACCTTGTGCAAGGACTTTGGCGTTCTGTCTGCAAAAATGGGGGATTTCGAAGCTACATTCGAGCCTCAGATGGTTCCCTACGAGTACGTAGACGCCGAAGAGGAGGCTGACGAAGACGAGCCAGATCCACTGTTTTACTCGGCGGGGCAGTAAATGGAGCTCGGCAAGAACCACAAGTGGTGGGCGAACACTATGTCCGACTCCCTGGTCATCACAGACCGTGAGCGAGTCAGTCGCCTCCAGCAGGCATTAGGAGTCATCAAGCAGTCCGATCACGAGCGGGTGAATCTCGCTGTCCAGAATGCACGCTTGTACGGGGAAAACACTGTTTTTGGGTATGAGCTGAACACGCTCCCCACGAAGAACCGACTCACGATGAACCTCATCAAGAGCGTCGTAGACAGCGTTGTTGCGCGTATCACGAAGAACAAGCCACGTCCGCAGTACACGACCTCCCGGGGCAACCGCAGCCTCCGACGCAAGGCTAAGAATCTCACAGCCTTCACAGACTACGCGATGGAAAAAGGAGGAGCTTCGAACGCCTTCCGCGACGCGTTTCTCGACGCAGCTGTCATGGGAACTGGGTTCGTCTACTGCTACCGCGAAGACACTGAGATCTGCTTCGAGCGCATCTTTCCCTCCGAGATTCTTATCGACCAGCAGGAGGGCCTCTACAAGACGCCTCAGACGATGTACCGCCGCAAGTGGCTGCCTAAGGACTCGCTCGTCGCGATGTACCCAGACCACGATGGCGCCATCCGCTCGTCTTCGGGCCCTACACCTTCCGTCCACGAGTTCACGATGCATAATCGCGAAGACTTGGTGGAGGTCACCGAGGCTTGGAAACTGCCCTCCAAGAAGGGTGGGAAAGACGGCTACCACGTCATCGCCACGGACAAGGCTCTACTCTTCGAAGGCTCCTGGGAGCACGACGCTTTTCCCATCATCACACTGAGGTACAACCAGCCTCTGTTCGGTTACTGGGGTCGAGGCATCTCGGAGAACCTTACAGGGCTGCAGGTAGAGCTCAACAAGAACCTCATCAAGCGGCAGAAGATCCTCGACTTGATGGCCGTCCCTCGGGTGTACTACCAGAACAAGGCGCCGAACCGCTCCAAGATGGACAACCAGATCGGCGGTGTCTACCAGGGCGAGAAGCCTCTCATCTACGCGCCACGTACGCTCCCACCAGAGCTGGACGCCTATATCGAGAGCCTCTGGCAGAAGGGACACGTCCTTGAGGGCATTTCCCCCACTGAGTCTATGGGCTCGATCCCAGGAGGCCTCACTTCGGGCGTAGCTGTCCGTGAGTACGACAACATCGTCGACGGCAAGTTCGCGATGGCTCACCAAGGCTACCAAGACGCCTGGATGGAAGGCGCTGTCTGGGTCCGCAACCTAGGCGAGGAGATTCATAAGCAGTTCCCAGATTGGACGCCCGTCGCCGCTCACGACCGCTACTCCGTGGAAACCGTAGACTGGGACAGCCTTGTCGAGAAGGACAGCTACATCCTCCGCGCGATGCCGGCCTCCAGCCTACCTACGCACCCAGGTGCACGCCAGCAGAAGGTCATCGATCTCCTCCAAGCAGGAATCATCACGGACGTCGAGATGGCCAAGCGCCTTATCGATTTCCCTGACTTGGACGAAGCCATGGCGCTGGACCGAGCTCAATCTGACTACTTCGACTGGGTTGCAGAGCAGATTCTGGACGAGGGCGCAGTCATCATGCCTGAACCGTTCCACGACCCGCAGCTAGCGCTCAAACGCATCCAAGCCGAGTACAACCGAGCCTCTACGCAGGATGTCCCTGAAGAGCGGCTGGCTCTCCTACGCGAGTACATCGGCAACCTGATGGACCAGGTGAAGGCAGCGCAAGCCGAACAAGCACAAGTTTTAGCTCCGCGAGCAACTGGTAGCGGTCCTGCTACCGGATTCGACGGCGCACCACCCCAAGCCCTACAGCAGGGCGATTCTATCTAAGTTAGACGTGTATGAGTGACCAAACTGAAACGACCTCCACCCCTGAACCCACGACAGAAGCTGCTCCTGCAGTGGCACCTGCTAGCCCTGAAACTCAGCCTGGACTCGCAGTCCTACTGGAGCGGGAAGCCGCAACAGAGGCAGCACGAGTCCAACTGAGGGAGCGAGAAGCTCAAGTCTCAAGATGGGAAAAGATGGAGGTGATGAGCCCCGCGGAGCAGGCAGCCGCGCTTGGCCTTTCCCTCCCTGACCTTCAAAAGCAGATGGTCGACTCCTATGACCCGAACCAGGAGGTCACCGCTAAGCTCTCCGCACTGGAGCAGCGCATCAAGGCGCAGGACGACGCGCGTGACGCAGCTCGCTTGGAGGCTGCGCGAGAAGCCGAACTATCGAAGGTTCGCACATTTATCGATGGGAGCGACGAGTTCCTCATCACCAAAACTGGCGGCTTTCATGACACGGTAATCGAAGCCGTTCAGATCGCCGCAAAATCAGGCAAAACCCTAAGTGAAGCGCAGGCTGCGAGCAATGTTGAAGCTGGCCTATTTGACCTGGTCCAAAAAGCAATGGCTATTCCACAAATCCGGGAAAAGATTCTCGGAAAGGTAGCGGAAGCTGCCGAGCCTGTCGCTGCAACCAAGTCAAACCCTCTCACAAACCGTTCCGCAAGTTCCTCCTCAAAACCCCGAGCAGAGGGCGGCCTCCTCCGCGGAGACGCTGCTGTAGAGCAGTTCGCTTCCATGCTCGGCTTCACAGAATAGAAACACAATAAATGCTTGATCTTACTAAGTTTGACGCCGCGCTAAAGGTCCATTATGGCACTCAGCGTATGGCAGTCGTCGGCTACGAAGGCCGTCCCTTCTACGCCATGCTTTCGAAGTACACCAAGTTCGGTGGTCGAAACATGCCTTACCCTGTGCGCTACGCAGGCCCACAGAACCTCGGTGCTGACTTCGGTTCGGCTAACCGCATCAACTCCGGCGACCCAGCCTCCAGCTCGTCCGAAATCGTCGAGTTCCTCGTCACGCGTAAGCGGAAGTACGGCATGGTTGTCCTCGACCGTGAGACCATGATTGCTTCTAAGGGCGATACAAACGCATTCGCTCGCGCAACCACGATGGAAATCGACGCTGGTCTTGAAGGGTTCAACGACGAAGTCCACGCAGGCCTCTTCAAGAGCGGTACTGGCGCTCGAGCGGCTATCACGGCTGAGTCTGGTGCAACGGTTACTGTCAGCCTGTCTGATGTGACTCGCTTCGAAGTAGGCATGGCTCTTCAGATGTCGTCCACAACCGCAGCAACCTCGGCGCTCATCGCTGAGATCCGTACGGTGACCGCTGTAGACCGCGACTCTGGCCTCATTACCTTGAGCGCTGCCTTCACTGGCGCAACCATTGGTTTCCACCTTTTCCGCTACGGCGACCGTCAGGCTGCTGCGATTACCGCAGATAACCAGTGGCGCAACACCCCAGGCCTTCCTGACATCATTCCTGCGACGGCTCCCACTAGCGGCGACCTCTTCCGAGGTGTTGACCGGTCCGTAGACCCAACGCGACTTGCGGGACACCGTATTGCTTGGGCTGGCGATTACAAAAAGACCTTCATGAAGGCTGGTGTCGAGCTTGGCCGTCACGGAGCCAAGGGCGACAAGGTCCTCTTCGTCAACCACACCGACCTATCCGGTATCATGGACGAATACGCTGACAAGCTTGAGCACCGCAGCAACGTGGCTGTGTCTGAGCAGTCCGCTGGTTTCGACGCCTACTCCGTGAAGACGCCCATGGGTAAGGTCACCATCGTTCCTGACCACCAGTGCCCTGCAGGCGCAGGCTGGCTCCTCACCCTCGCCGACTGGGAACTCGTTTCCGCTCAAGCGGTCCCTCACTTCATCGACGAGGGTGGCAAGTTCCTCCGCTCGCACGAGAGTGACTCCTTCAAGGTCGAGTTCGTAGCTTACTACGCTCTCGCTTGCAAGAACCCTGGACGCAGCGCTTACGTCGCATTCAGCTAGCTCTTAGTTTCACTTAGCTTGTAAGAGGCTCTTACGCTCCGGCGTGAGGGCTTTTTGCTGTTTGGCGGCAGTAACTGGCCCAACATTCGTCGCAGGACCAAGTAGTGTACGCTCCAAACTTCATCTGGGCTCCTGCCAAGGCTACAGGGTAGGTGACGAGTCTTTCTATGCCTAGGTTGTTGCATGTATAGTTTTTCCCGTGGCAAGGGTGAGGTAGGTCAGAGTTTGTGTGTCCACATCTGCAAGGCTTAGTCATGTCTAGGTTTTAGTGCGTCCGCTCTACGGAGTCAAGCACACTCTCCGATGGCTCTACCAGAAACTACTCTAGCTGACCTCCGCACGCTAGCCCGCCAATTCGCAGACATGGTTGGCAGCAGCTTCGTGACGGACGACGAGCTAAATCGCTACATCAACCTAGGCGCGAGGCAGCTCTACAACAAGTTCGTCGAGGTCCACGGACAGGAGTACTTCCTGCGGACTCACGAGATTGCTCTGGAGCCTCCCCGCACCGTGTACGAGCTCCCTGACGACTTGGTAGGCGTCAAAGGCGTCGATTGGAGCCGCTCTCCTGCTCCAGGAAGCTCCCTGTTAGTCACCACGGGCTCTTTTCCCACCTTTGAGGCGACGACTACGAGTTATGAGGTGCCTCTAGACCGCTCTCTCGACTCCTGTGAGCTGCTGCCTTACGCCTTCGGCAACCGCCACGAGGTACAAGGAACCCCAGCCTCTCGGGGGTACTCTGTTCGCCGCACAGGTATGGACCTCCCACGCTACCGAGTCCTGGCATCCAAGAAACAGGTGACTGTCGTAACCCAAGAAGGGCCTCAGTCCGATGAGACGACCCGAGTCAACCTCATTCGCCTGTCCTCAGAAACCGACGGCTATCTGCTCGTCTGGTATTGGCCGGAAGTGCCTACCCTTTCCCTAGATACAGACTCCATGCCTATGTTTCATGGCTTCGACGAGTACCCCGCTATCATTGCAGCCATCATGATGCTCGCGAAAGAAGAAAGCGACACGACAGCTCTCCAGATTCGGAAGCGAGAGGTCGAGCAGTACATCACTTCCGTTGGAGGCCAGCGTGACGTTGGAGCTCCAGAGGTCGTACGCGACGTAGGAGGCTGGTAATGGCTAATCCTTATGTGGCCGCTATCGGCCTTGCTGTAGATGTAGGTACCAAGTTCGCTAATGGTCGAACTGAGGAGGCTTTCGACAGCCTCAACCCCTTCGCGTCCGCTGGAGAGTCCCAAACCCAGACGATTGTGATCCCTTCAGGCAGTCAGATTCAGCACCCTCACAAGTTGGGAAAGGTACCGAACGGGTGGCAGCCGGTCCGCAAGATGGGGCCTGGCGACGTCTGGGAGTACCAAGAGGCAGATGACAGGTTCTTCTACTTTGAAACCAGTGCCCCTGACGACATCACACTCAAGATTCTGGTGAGCTAATGGCTGAGGAAGAAACCACTCTAGACATCCCCATCTACTTGGGAATGGGCGAGGAAACAGATTCCCAGGCGCGCGAGGGAAAGGGGTACGTCTCAGAAAACACTCGATTTAGGAAGACAGGCTCGGTGTCCTCCGTGACTCCCTTGACTGAGTTTTGGGAGCGCACAACTTACGCGGACATCAACCTGCTGCCTACAGTGGACGACATCTACGCCGCGGACAGTCGCCAAATCAGCCGACTGGAGCCTGACGGCCAGACTAGCATCGTATCCAGTTTGAAGCGTCCCTTCTCTGGGGAAGAGCTCGAGGTAGCCTTGGGGCGCGCCTGTATGGCTTGGCCTCAAGCTGCGGTCTGCGGTGACGAAATCGTCGTGACCTGGCTCGAGGTAGATCCTGAGTTCGGATACCTACCTTACGTGACCACACTGTCCCTCACAGGTGACGTGCTGTCTCCAGCCACGCAGGTGCTCGTAGTCGGCGCAGCCGCAGAGTCGCCCGTAGCGCCTAAGTACTCGCTGACGAAAATCGACAACAACTCAGTTGTCCTCGCGTGTGTGACCGCAGAAGACTCCGGCGTACTGTCCCCTACCACCGAGTTTTGGCAGGTTCGTCTAGGTCGCTCAGGCCGCACCTTTGGTGTGACTGGGGACGTCTACCACGGCACCACTGGCGGCGACGCCGCCGCGTATGTGGCTTCCTGTTACGACGGTACGAACATGTACCACATCACGTACTCTCGACCTGCGGCCGACACCTCCCCTTGGACAGCAGGGCCCACGACAAGGTGGATTATCAACCCTGACGGAACGCTGGTCGCTTCCGCGACGATGAGCTTCAGTGCGTCCTCTTTTGCTGCCTTGGCGCACCAGCCCACTACAGGCGACGTTTGGTGCCTCTACCGCGGATACGACGCTGCTGGGTGTCATCTCTCAGAGATTTCAGGGAGTCCTACAGCTCCAGTAGCTCTGAACAACACGAATCCCTGGTTCAAGTCAACGTTCTCTACATCAGGCGCAGGCACCACGCCGACACCTCACACGAAAGCTGTATTTTGGCAGTTTAGCCGCATGGAAGATGGGTTTATCTTCTTCGACTCAACAGGGAACGCAAACATCGTAGCGCAGGGACAGGGGCACGTCACCGCGAGCATCGACTCCACGAACCTCATTGGATTCAGTGTCTGGCGTCTAGGGACGTCTATCGCCGCGGGCTCCGCACCTGAAGTTTTCCCGGGACTCTCGTTCACTGGAGGCGCCTGGGTTGATGACACAGACCTCCACATCCCAGCAGTGGAGAGAGCTCAGTGGACCTCTGAGTTCGCCGACACCAGCGACGACCCCGCGGTGGAGTTCATGTATTTCCCTACACCGGCTGAAGTGTCAGATTATGGCGCATACTCGGAATGGGGAAACCGAGGAGGTACTTCAGGCAACCCCACAACGCACCCCCTTTTCCCTCCCGCGTACAGCGTAGCTTGTGTTGCGATGGTCTCCTCGTCAGGGCGTCGAGAAATCTCCTCCTATCATCACATGGACGAGGCTACAGACCACACAGGGCTGATTACACGCCCTAACCGGAATGGGCTGTCGTCAGGTGTACCCAACGCAGCCGCTAACTATCGGTGTCTGGCCGGGTCAGTGCTGTCTGTAGGAGGTGAGCCATACCTTCTAGCTTCTAAGCAGGTTGGCGCGCGCTTGGTTGGCGGTAACGGTCGCGGCGGCTACGAAGCTGAAGACTTGCGCTTGGAGGGTTGGGGTTGCTCGATCTACCTGCAGCCTATGACTGAGCGTAAGCGGCCTAGGACGTCAGCAACGGCTCAGCGGCCCGTCATTGGGTACGACCTCATTTCGACCCTAAGCGGTGGAGATGTCGTCCCAACAGCGTTGCCCACACCTCCTGTGATGTCCCTGAATCTCTTCACTGGGACAGGTGCGGATACGTTCCGACGAAGTTACAAGTTCCTTTGGTGCTACATTGACGAGGAGGGAATAAGGCACAGAGGGCCGCCGTCCCCAGAGTACCGCATCCGAGACGAGAATGTGGACCGTAACGCAGACAGTGGAACATTCCGCGTACAAGTACCTGCCGCACAGCTGGCCGTTCCGGCTGATCGGTTCTTGCTGGAAGTATATGCGAACCCTATCGTGGACGGAGCTGTGGAGGACACCCTCAAGCTGGTAGACACCTTGCCTTTGGGTTCAGCCACATCCGACTCTACGTCGGCCTCTAGCACTCTGGAAGTGCCTTACTCTTACGCAGACACCACTCAAGGACTGCCTCTACTCTACACCGAGGGCGGAGTGCTTCCTAACGAGGCCAGACCAACCACAGGACCTATCGCCTTCAACAGGCAACGTGTTTGGAGTTTTGATGGTCGTAGGCTTTTCTTCTCCAAGACAAGCAAATATCTGGAGCCGTTCAGCTTCAACAGCAACCTCTACTTTGACTCTCCCGATGGGTCAGATTTCACAGGCGTAGCCTCGCTTGATGAGCAGACTGTGGCATTCACTCGTACTGGAGTCTACCTGAACCGCGGACAGTTACCAAACGACTTGGGCGCTGGCGGCTCAACTGTACTGCATCACTTGAACTCTCCTACTGGCTGCAAGAACGCTCAGTCCGTTGTCGAGTCTCCGATGGGGGTGTTCTTCCAAGGAGAACGTGGGGTCTACCTGCTCTCACGAGAGCTCTCTGTGGAGTACATCGGTTTCCCTGTTGAGGACACCCTTGACTCCAAGTCAGTCGACTGGGGCTTCTATGATAAAGGGAACAACGAGGTCGTGCTATCGGCCTTCGGAGTGGTCTACGCCTACAACACTCTCGTTAGGCAGTGGTCAACCCGTGTAGTGTCCCCTAACACGAACCACGGAGCCTGGCACCCTGCGCAAGGGACGATGTTCGCTCGGTCTAACAGGATCTACAAGGAGCAGAGGGACGCCAATGCCGAGCAAATCCTCTTTCCCTTCAAACATTCGACGCCTTGGGTCGCTACTCAGACCTCTCAAGGTTTCCAGAGAGTCAAGCGGTTTTCCGTACAAGGTAGAGTGACTATCCACAACAAGTTCACCTCAACTGAAGGCGAAGGCTCTGGGAAAGGTGTTGGGTCGGTCCAGGATGTCGATCCTCAGTCTTTCCTGACCGTACGAGTCTTCGTGGACCACAACACCACTCCGGCCTTCGAGAGGTACTACGACCTGCGGGCTTTGGAGAGAGACCCTTTTGAGCTGGATATCCACAACCCTGCGCAGAAGTGCCGTGCTGTACGTCTCGAGTTTGAGACTCTGGAGGCTAATGTAGACTTGAGGCTCACTTCTGTTGTAGCCCTGCTGCAGCCTAAGCGAGGGACAGA